AGAAGAGGTGCCCCGAGGCGCAGCCCGGCTGCGGCCGTTCACGCGAGTAGGGGTCCTACACTCACCCAATTAGCCTCCCCAGTGTTGGCTGAATGGACGAGTGGGGATACCCGACTGTGAACTACGGCCGGGCTGTGAAGGGGACACCTAAATTGAACTTTTGAAAGACCCACCTGGGGGCGTATCCAGGAGATCGCACTTACACATGACCATGAGTAACCCCGCTCGAGCACCCACGAACCCCCTGACAAAACAGCAGCTGGAGTACTCGAGCTTAGGTTTGGATGCTTATCTGACTATAGAGGAGGGAGATTTGATGAAGACGGTGCTCGAGCGGGGCGCCGATCTGGCATTTCTGAACAGCCGGCTGGCTACACTGGACATGTCGCACGCCAATTCGGTGGTGGTGCCAAAGGAGTGGACGTCCGAGGACCGCGTGCGGATGGCTATAAAGCCTAGGCCGTACGCGGTCAACGGAGCGCTCACGCCGAGGCGCCGGACGAACCAGGGCAACCTGGTGCGCCGTGCGATGTTCTTGCAGCTGCCAGAAGCTGCGCCAGACGGGTTCGGGTTTCTGACGCGGTCGGTGGTGCTGGAGCGCTGCCGGCAGGTCGTCCGCGTGGGCGGAGGCCCGGTCAATTGTATTGGCCGGCTGCAGAAGTACTACCCGGATTCTAAGACGGTCCCGCGACAACCCATTAGAGCGGTGGAAGCCACGGCTGCGTTGAGGCGCTGCGGCATTAGCCTGCAGGGTCTTCCTGAGCACGCGCTCCGGCCGTTTGCGGTCGGTGATGAGGATCGGCCGGTCACAATCAATCTGTCGTCTTCCAATGGCCTGCCTGTCATGGGCAAGTTCGAGGGAGAGGCAGCTGCGAAAGTGGTCAGCCTGATGAAGATGGTGCGAAAGGAGCTAGATGAAGCTTACGCGGTCGACCCGGTGAACGGGGTGTGGGAGTGGGTCAGAAAGCAAGAAGCGGATCCTCGCCGCTGCTGGCTGGTCACCCTACTTGGTAGGTGTAAGTCGGACTTTTACAAGGCAGAGAAAGTCAGAGAGGCAAGCCTGCGGTTCTACAACGTGTTCCCCCGACAGCTGATGTTGATCATGCAGGGGGCCACTCAGGTTCTGGAGCAGCACAGCAGGAGCATCAACGATGACGACCGTCTGCACTCGTTCTCGGGTGCGACGTACGTGCACGGCGGTGCGGACCGGCTGGTGGAGGCTCTGGACGCGCAGCTAGCGCGGGACGGTCGTGCGTTTGTGCACATGGGAGACGATTCGATGGTGGCGGTGCCGGTGGAGGGCGGGCTGTTGATGTTCGATCTGGACTGCAGCTCGTTTGACCTCACCCAGCACAACACTGTCACCCAGGAGGCCCACATTGGATTTCGCGATCAGCTGTCGCTGGTGGACCCAGTTGCGGCGCAACTGTGGTTCGCGTTGATGCGTCAGCGGAACGTGTTGACGATGGGGTCTGTGGTGATGCAGTGGCACCACGGGGGCCCCTCGGGGGCACCCCTGCAGTCGAAGGTCAACGATGTGTTGATGCACGTCATGATAGAGAGGGTGCTAGCGCGGAGTGCGAGGACGGTGGAAGACGTACGCCGTATAGTG